CCATATCACTAGCTTTAATCCAGTACGAACCTTTAGGCTCGCCAAAATTTCCTGGGGGTGTTCCATGAGCGTTACCCCAAGAGTTTTGAATTAAAAAGATTAATCCAAAATTTGGATGGGTAGTAAATCCCAAACATGATTGCTGATGCCCCCATGTTTGATTTCTTGATGCTAATTGAATAGCTGGGGTTCCAGATGGCTTAATCTTAATATCGCTAAATCCCCACCAAGACGAAGCAATGGTGACAGGGTATCCATGCGATAAAGCTTGTTTAACCTCGTCACTATTTTTAAGCTTTGAGGTGCTTTGAACTTTGAACTTATTAGCAGAATTAGAAAGATCAACAGGTGGCTTGTCACCATTTGACCAAGCAGTTTCTGCTGATGCCCCAAAAGTCCAAGATCCATCTTGTTCTTTAATGGGTTGTGGGCATCTTTCGTCTAATGGTGGGCATCCGTCTTCATTCAAAGATTCAGCCATAGAACTGCCAAAAGAACCTTCTCCAGTACCATGCATCCCACCCCTAACTCTAGACTGTCCATAATTGTAAAGAATAAATGGAACTCGCCATTCCTCAAATGTCTGTCTCTGAGTAACAATTTCAACAGCTTGAAGCGTGGCCATCATGGCTAAAGCACCATGACCTACACACGAACCTGTTTTTTGATTCCAAGGAAAAAATTCATAGCCAGCAGCTTTATTGACAACCTTATAAAGAAGCGATTCTTTCAGGTCTAAAGGCGGGCCAGCAATTTGGAATGGAACAAGCTTTGCATTAAACTTGTCTTGTAATCCTTGAGGTTGCAAACTTATTGGAAACCAGCCAAATTTATTCGGTAGCATATTTGATACCGGAGGAATTACTGGTGGAATTACTGGAGTTACTGGCTTTTTTTTTCTATCGCCAAATCTTGGTTGGTTTTCCATAGACATTATTAAAACTCCATTATTGCTTGGGTGGTTCTGGTGGTGTTGGAGGAACTACTGGTGCAACTGGTTTTGGAACTATTGGTTTCTTTTTTCTGTCGCCAAATTGTGGTTGGTTTTCCATGCTCATTGCTTTAACTCCTTTGATATTTGATTAAACTCGTTAGTAAGAAGATCCCTAAGTTTCTGATCCAACTTCAATGAGCCATCCTTGGGAAGCTTTTGGTTTAATCTTTTTCCAATTACATCCCTGAGATTAGCAAGCTCGTTTTCCATGAACTGTTTATTAATGGTTGCCTTTGCTGCTTTGAAAACATCTGTAAGAAATTCGTAGTCGTTTTTCTGACATTCTTTTGCAAGTTCATCGTAAAACATGGACAACCATTTAACTTGGTCTTTATCTTCTTTTGCTGCTGCTGCTCTAATATCTCCATCTGGATTTACTGGTGGAGTAGGTGGAGCGGGAGCGGGAGCGGGTTCATCACCAATCACAACAGATGTAAACGCTGGATCAGATGGGCCAGATTCGTTTCCAACATAAGCAAACAATCTGTACACACCTTGGATTTGCGAAGTGACTACCAAGGTTTTAGAATCTTTCAAAAGATCCACAGGGAAAATATTCAATCCCTTGTCGATTGAAACCCATTTTACAAGTTTTGACTCAGTTTTTGCTGGAACGCTTATAAACGCTCCCGGTTGACCAGAAACCTTTAAAGGTAGTTCTATAGTTGGAACTTGAAGAAACACTAAAAATAGAAGGTTTATCATGGTCTATTCCTTATTCTTTCTGCCATTATTCTAGAATCTGACAAACAATGTACATTAACCGAGGCCCATTTTTTTGCGTGACCAAAAAGAAAATGACAAGGTCTGCATAACGATAGTAAATTTTCTGATTCCATCTCTCTAGAAGGATCTACCGAGTATGGTATCAGATGGTGGACTTGAAGCAATTCGGGATCATCTTCAAGGCAAGCAGAACAGTAAGGATTCTTTTCTAAATGTTCTGCTCTAACCTTGGCCCATTGTGACCCCCGATTATAAAAAAACGGAGATCAATAGCTTTAGTGCAGTCTTCAAAACGATTGCCCAAGGTATGATCCCAACTGTAATTGGGTTTCCGTGAAATTCACCTTGTGGAATTGCTTGTTCAAGAATTGCTGCAAAATCTTCTAGAGAAACTTCAGTTTCTTGGAAGATTTGCTTATCGTCAGGAACAACTTGATCGGCAGCATAGCCAACAATGTTCCAAAGTGCATTGCAAAATTCTTTATTACCTACATCTGGACTCTTTCCACGGAGTCTGTTTACAACGAGCATCATGGCATCTGTAGGCATACTTTTTGGAAAATCGATCATTGCTTCACTTCCTTTTTTAAAGTTCTGGTGTAATTCAACACCTCTGTTAAAATCCTCAAGCTTTCTGCTTGAGCCTTGGCAACTTCGCCAATTGAGTTTTCTAACCTATCTATAAACAACATATGTCTTTGATGTAATGGCAATAATATATTACTGCCTAACCATCCAAAACCTTTATAAGTTGTCCACAGCATAAAAATTAGAAAACTTAAAGAAACCCCGAAACGCTCAAATATGTCGATGATATTGATTTCTGCGAACATCATTTGAATCGCCTCCAATAAATAAGCATTTTATCATTTAAGGCCCAAAATTGGAACAGATTTTTGGCTTTTTAAACAGAAATATAAATTGAAGTTATTGTAAGATAAGTCATTCCAGAATACCCGCCACCAATGCTGAAAAGTATAGCCAAAGAGTCACCAGAAGAAATTCCTATCGTTCCAGTAAAACTCATTCCATTGGCATACAAAACACCTTCTATGTAAGTTCCATTGATCGTAACATAACCCATTGCACCAGAACTCATCATGTCATAAAGACTAAAATTATAATAAAGAGTTCCGCTAACCGAAGCTTGATAATTTATTGTCAATGAGTCATTTACATAACCTGTTAATGGAGACATCATCGAACCATCACCAGTAACTGTATGGCTACTACCAGTCTCTGAAATTTTGACTAAATTTGGTGTAGGAGTAGGAGTAGGTGTAGGAGTAGGAGTAGGGCTAGGTGTTGGTGTTGGAGTCGGAGTAGGAGTAGGTGTAGGTGTAGGTGTAGGAGTAGGGCTAGGAGTAGGAGTAGGAGTTGGTGTAGGAGTCGGTGTGGGTGTGGGTGTCGGGCTAGGGGATGGAGTGGGTGTAGGAGTGGGGGTAGGAGTAGGAGTAGGACTAGGAGTTGGAGTAGGTGTAGGAGTAGGACTTGGGCTAGGGGTAGGTGCAACATTTTTTATATTTACCACTCTGTTTGTAAAATTAGTTACTGTCATGTTATGAAATCTCCGCACCAAATAAAGAAAATGAAACTGAACCACTAGAACTAACAGCAATAACATCTGTTGCGGATAATGTAATTCCTATCGTGATAAAGATTGAATCTGATGCTGCAATCGGTGAATCATAAGCAATATACATTTCTTCTGAAATCGATACACCCAGCTTTTTTACAGCTATTCTAAATGTTTTAGCAGATGCAGTTTGGTTGCAAATAGCTAATGTTGAAACAATAGTAGTTGTTGCTGCTGGAACTGTATACAGATTGGACAAAGAACCACCTGTTGTAAAAAACTGTCCAAGGATTTTATGAGTTTGTGGCATTACATTCCCCCAAATAAAAATGGATGAAATATGTCTTTTTCAAAATTTGGAATTGCAACTGTAGTTGCATTGGTTATCTGTCCTTTGGAACTTATTGTAAGAATAGGAATGGATGCTACTGAACCATATTTTCCAGAAATTACACCAGTATTGGCAATAGCTAAAGTAATTGTTCCAGAATCAGTAATAGGTGAATCGTAAACCATAAGGTCGGTAGAATCTATAGCTACTGAACTTACGCTCCCAATAATCCCACCAGTTTGTATTTGCAATGGCGATTCTGCCGTTCCATCTCCAGCAAGACTCTCATCGTGAATCACCGCTGTAAGATATATGTCAGACAAATCTGGAATATCATCAGAAACTAATTCACGAAAAGAAGGTTCACCAGTAGTGCTTACTTTACCGCACAAAACTGTATTCTTTGCAACAGTTTCAAAAGCTATGTCTATAACACCGCTAGAAACAATCGGACTTCCAGAAACAGAGAAAATAGAAGGTGCTGTAATTCCAAAAGAACTGGTTGAAGGTGTAGTGCTTTCATATCTAAAAACAGTTACATAAGTATCATCAACAGTTACTACTTTAGAAACAGGATCTGAAGCAGTTACAACAACTTTTACATTGTCAACAGAAACCTTAAAAGGTTCTTCTTGAACAGTCACATTTGCAAAAATATCTGTTGGCATTTTTATACCTGTGCATCAAAGTAAGTTTTCAGTAATTTCTTAAGCTGTCCGATTTTTACTTCCACCTCTGAGCCTGCTGGAAAAAAGTCTGCATCATTAATCGTTTTCTTTTTATTGCGATTGATGAAGGTGACATTGAATCCTGCTACTCCAAATTCACTTTGCACTGTTTCAGTTATAAGTATTTCCATGATTTGATCCTAGGTTTTAATAATGTAATTTAAGACCACAAAAGGTGGCACATTGTTATGTCGTCCACCCCCACCCTGAGCATCGATAGTGTGTGTGTGATTGGCAACGGTGTTGGTGATGGTTGCAGTAGATGTAAATCCCCATTGAGATCCACCCGCAACAGCTAGATTCATGGTGCTAATACCAGCATTCCCGATTGATCCTGACGGTGTATGGCTATGACTACCACCACCCTGCGTTGCTCCACCGTGATTATGGCTAGGCATTTCTGTGGTGCTTAAAAGGTTTGTTTCTTCACCACCCCACTGGCCTGCGGTGCGTGCGGTCTGTGCGGTTCCTGTTGGTGCCCCTGTGCCTGATGCGTTCAACCCTGTGCCTGTGCCAGCACCCATCGGTATCCTACCTCTAAGGTCTGGCAGATTGAAATTTAATGCCCCTGCCCCTGTGTAAGCAGATCCGCCATAGGTGTTAGAAATGACTGCGTGTAGTGCTAAATATGTCGAACTACTTACACTACTGCCATCACATAATAAATACCCAGTCGGTGCTGTGCTTCCAGCATATGGACATAATGCACCTGTTGGAATCGCTAGGCTTGACCAAGTTGGTGCAGAAGTTCCAGCAGAAGTTAATACTTGACCAGATGTTCCCGCTGCAAGAAAACTTGTTGCACCAGATCCAGTATTGTAAGGAAGTTGCCCTGCACCACCACCAGCAATGTTAGTTGCAGTTGTTGCAGAAGTAGCAGATGTTGCAGAGGTTGCTGTTGATGCGTTGCCAGATAATGTTGCTGTAATTGTACCAGCGGAAAAATTTCCAGAAGCATCCCTTTGAACTACATAAGAAGCAGTATTTGCACTTGCTGCATTAATCCCAATCGTACCTGTCGAAGTTATCGTTCCACCAGTAATTGGTGAAGTTGTTGCTATTGATGTTACTGTTCCAGATGCAGTTCCACTAGATGCAGCAGTTATTCTCCCTTGTGCATTTACTGTAATACTACTATTTGTATATGAACCAGCAGTAACAGCAGTTGTGCTTAACTGCGTGTTAGATACTGTTCCAGTATGATCTGAAAACGCTAAAGACGAAACCAATACATTTGCATTGCCAGCAGCATTTCCAATCCATATCTTACCATCTGCTGCATTAACTCCTACTTCTCCACTCGCTAATGTAGGAGTATTAGAAGCCGTGTAAGATCGCTTTGGTTTAATGGTATTAGCCATTAAAAAGTACCTCCGTCAACGATCACACCATCAAGAACAGTTGCAGAAAGAACAGTAGTTCCGTTTATCTTAAATGCTTTTCCAGTAGCTAAATTAATATGATCGGAAAAATCCCATGAAGTTGTTGCAGCAGTATACAAGATCGTATGATCTGAGACTGATTTTAAAGTTATACCACCACCATCGCAAGTGCTTTCGCTTGGTGTAGTAACTTTCCCAAGCTCAATGTTCTTGTCTGCCACAACTAATGTACTAGAGCTAATTGTAGTGGTAGTTCCTTGGACTTCCAATGTGCCAGTCACAACCACATTACCAGATACTGTACCTCCAGATGTAGACAAATAGCTAAGTGCTGGAATGTCATTTGCAACTAATGCACGAAAAGTTGGTGTTGCAGCAGATCCAGTTGTTGGGCCTGACCAAACATAATTTGCAGTTTGAGTTGCTAATGCTAATGCAATTGTTCCAGTCGTTGTTACTGGTGTATTAGAAACAGAAAGAATTGATGTTGGAACAGAAACACCAACCGAAGTAACTGTGCCAGATCCATAACTTGTTGTATCCAATGACCAAGTATTTGCAGCGGTCTTCTTTAATAATCCAGAAGTTCCAGCAATTGCAGCGATTGCATCAAGATCAGCATCCCATGCTTGAACATTAGTTCCAATTGCTAAACCTAATGCTGTTCTTGCATCTGATGCTGTTGAACTTCCAGTACCACCTCTGTTAACAGGTAATGTAAATCCAGAAGGAAATGTAACAGATGTGTTAGTAAAGCTTACAGCGTTAGAAAAGGTTTTTTCAGCAGTAACAGTTTGGGTTGTTCCAATTGTTACAAATCCACCTGTTCCAGCAATAGCGGTAATAGAAGAAGCAATGCCAGATCCAGCATCACCATACCCATAGTAAAGAGTGTTGTCATTTTCGTTGTACAGCAATTCTCCGTTATAAATACCTGTTACACCGCTTACACCCGCTGCACCACTAGAACTTCTACGCTTAATTCTGATTACATTTGCCATGCTAAAAACTCCTAAAAAGAACCACCATCGACCATGTTTTGATTAGTAAATTTACTCGCCCCTAATGACCATTTAATAATATCGTCATTAGCTACGCTCGTAATAGCCACATCTGAAAGACCAGCCAAGGTTCCAGATCCAGCAGAACCATTCGCTGCTGCTGTAACTCTTCCTTTAGCATCCACAGTAATATTTGCAGATGTGTAACTTCCAGAAGAAACACCAGTTGCTGAAAGTTTTAAATCAATCGTTCCTGAGTCGGTTATCGGAGAACCAGTAACTTCTAAATCTTCTTCATTAGAAGTCACTCCAACATAAGTAACTCGTTCAAAAGCTCCAGCAGTAGTCTCGTATCTAAAAACAGCAACGGAATTATCTTGTGCAACAATAACCTGTGAAACAGGATCGGTAGAAGTAGCAACAATCCTAGACTGATTTACCGAAACCTTGTATGGATCTTCTTGAACAACTACTTTTGCAAAAACTGGGGATGGCATAATTGCTCCTATTATGCTGGCCTAGTTACTTCTGGACTAACTTTAAAAGAACCTTGAACTAAACGAATGACTTCTGCACCAGTCTGTATTTCCAAATCGTATTTGTAAGTTCCAACAGGCAAGTCTGATGTATCACCCGCTACAATTGCCAAAGTTAAAGTATTATCAACAAGGGTTATACCACCATTTTCAGTTGTCAATTCAATAATAACTGTAGCTGATTCAACTGAAGGCCGAACTTGCATTCTTGCTGTACTTCCCGAATAGTCTGGAAGCGAACCATCTGCATTAACTACAGTTATAATTCTTCTGAAAGTCGCACCCTGTTCGCAAATTATATCGTAATTTCCAGCTAACATATGTCACCTCTTGTGGGGTTTAGACAGTTGTCATTTTACACGGCAATGCGTTAAATATCAATTCAAAAGGATAGCTATCGTATATTGGCTTTTTCTTCAAATTATTAGGAGGTGTAGGGGAATCCACATCCTCTGATATCACAGGATAATACTTCTTGTTTACATTCGACATGGCTAGATTATGTCCAGCATTAATGTAACTTAAATTATCTGGATTTATAATTCCAGCCGGTTCACTTGGATAAGGATTACCACTAGTTGTAGTTGAAAACACAGGTATGTAAAGGAAATTTAAAATTATATCAGTATAAAGCAATGCTTCCATTTCTGGCAACTTACCTATATCTGATGATGCATAGTCATTAAAATCAAATAGAGCTTTTACTTTTGGAGTATTACTGAATCCAGTAAAAAGCAATTCTCCAGGTTCAAACCCATACCAATAATGCTGATTAACTCTTCCAAGTGCTTCATAAATGTTTGTAGATGCGTGATTGGTTGGATCTACAAATTCGTATGGTACTTGAAACCATGTCATTTTAAATACAACTTTTGGAACTAATGTTTTTCCATAAAATCCAACTATTGTCTTACCATTTACTTCAGAAACATCTGATGAAAATTTATAAGCTCCACCCTTCATTGTTAAAAATTCGGCAGAAGGTTCTGTAACATATGTAGTATACCTTTTGTATTCTCTAATGGGATTTCCAGAGCAAGCATTTGGACTTCCATCATCCATAGCGTAATCACCATCAGCACCATCAATTCTATATACACCTGGGGATTCTTCATTAAGATCATCGATAGCCTGATCACTAACAACAAGATATGGTCTTGAAGAAAACTCAACAACAACCTCATACTTATCATAAATAACATAGTAAGGTGCAACATATTGCCAAGAGTTTGATGCTGTTGTATCCCACGATAAAATACCAGAATCAAATTGTCCTGTGCTTTTTCTTTCAAGGCCAATTCCTTTGATGCTTGATATTCTTTCTGCATACAACCATCGGAATTGAGGATGAGCCATAGGTGGTGTTCTTTTTAAAGAACCATCTACTGTATTTATTTCTGTTTTCCCTAAAACCTGTTGGCAAAACAAAGCTAATGGATTATCTGATTTTAAATTTTCATCTGGCCCATTTATTATGTATACAAGTGATGCTCTTGATTCACCTTCTAATGCTATAGATGTTGCATTTGGAGATGTCCCAGAAACTTTTTCTGATATATCTCCGTCTGTCCATAACTGGGGTTGATTAAATGGTACTGAAGGCATTTTTATTTCTCCTATACTGGATTTTGCATTGGAACCGGATTTGGCAATCCTTTAAAAAACGGATTGCTTCCAACCAAATTTCTTACTGATTCTTTCGGGTTCTTTGAAAGGCCATCAGCAAATGCTGCTGCAAGTTCTTCTTTACTAAGCTTTTTAGATATATCTCCAAGCAGATCTTCTTGGCTTTTTGAGTCAGATGCTGCCATCAATGCATTTTTTCTAATTTCATCACCAACACTTGATATAGACATTGATTGAACTTCTCTTACTGCTGCACCAGTTGAAGATCCATTCTTTATTCTATTTGGATCATTAGACCTCATGTTCCTTCCTGTTTGAAGCAATGTATCTCCACCTTTTGCTATACCTTTACCAATTGAACCCATAAAAGGAATTTTTGATATTAAAACGCCAATACCCTTTATAATCGCTCCTATTGCAGAAACAAAAAGACTTGCAACAGTAGTAATCATGTCCAATGCTATTCCAAGCACAAGACCAAATGCTTTTAAAACACCACCTACAAAATCTGCAACAGGTATCCAACCAACTAAAACAGAAACAATATCATTAATAGCACCTATAAGAGTTGCAAAACTCTGTATAAGTGGCTTTATAATTTCCGATATTCCAAGAAACAATGAAGAAACAAGACTTATTACTGGATTAAGTATTTCAATTAATACAGAACCAAGGTCTAACAATGGTCTAACAATATTATCAAAAGCAACTGCAACTTTAGATATCGATGGCCCTATTAGTTTCATACCATAATCAACATAGTCCGCAAATCTTCTTAGCAATGGTGTAAGATATATAAATGCTGGAGCAACAGCCCTTCCAATAACTCCTTGAAGATCATTGAATATAATTTCCAATTTCTGCATTACCGCTGGATTTGCTTTTGCAACAAATGACCCAAATGTTGCTATAGCATCACTAGCTATTTTTACAGCACTAGTAAAACTGTTTATAACAATTCCAGAAATAGTTACCGCTGCACCTAATGCTGCACCTACTGGCCCGCCAGCAGCATAATAACCAATTCCACCAACCGAACCACCAGAAGAATGATATTCAGTTTTCTTTTTATTTTTACCGCTATTTATTGATTCAAGTTGCTTTCTGTTTTCTGGATCTTGAGCAACATCTTTTTTTACAACAAACTCGCCTGGAGTAAGCATAGCAGGTTGTGTATCTGTGCCTTTTGGCTTCATCGGACTAGAATCATCACCACCATCAGCAAGATACGAAACATCTCCACCTTTAGACAATGTTTGTGGTTGCTTGTACCCAACACCTTTAGCTATCATTTTTAAGCCATAGCTAACTAATGGGCCTTTAAACAAAGGGGTCAACCTTTGAAAACCAGCAATCATAGAGTCTAATTCTTTTTGAACCTTTTGATTTGCTTGATCAAGTTGTTTAGCAGCTTGTTCTTGCTGTTTAATTAAATCGTTTGCAGCTTTTGCTGAATCTGCTGCTTCTTTCTCTGCTTTTTTTCTAAAATAATCTCTTAATACTTTCTCCGCTTTAGCTGCTTCTTCTTCCGCTTTGTTTTTTCTTTCTAATGCCTTTTTAGCATCATCGGCAGCTTGTTCCGCTGCATCAGCAATCGCCTGTGCTGCTGCATCAGCAGCAGATTTTTCGTCATTTTCAAAAAGCTTTTTAGGAGGCCCAACAAAAGATTTTGTTCCTTCTTTGCCAAGCTTTTTTACTTCTTCTTCGTCTTTTTGCCTTTTTTGATCCCTGTTAAATAAATCTTTTGATGGGCCTACAAACTCTGGGCCACTTGGAAGAGCTTTTTTTCTTTCGTTTTCTTCAAAATCTTTTTTTAAAGGCCCAACAAATTTTTTGGATTTTTCATTGCCGGATTCAATTACATTTTTTTCTTCTTGTTCTTTTATTTTTGCTTGCTGTTCTACTGAATTTTTTACATTAGAAATAACCTTAGACCAAGCATCACCAACTTGGTTTATTCTAGTTATTAAAGACGATACATTTACAGGTTTTAATTTTCTCTGCCTTTCTTGAACTTCTTTTTCGTATTTATCTTTTTCTTGTTTTTCTTTATTTTGTTGGTTGATAAAAAGTTTTTGAGGAGGCCCAACAAACTCTTTAGTTCCTTCTTTACCAGTTTTTGCAACTTGCTTTTCTTCTTCTTTTCTAGCGTTATCAATATTTGCTACAGTATTCCTAACACCAGAAATCATCTTAGACCAAGCATCACCAGTCTGATTGATTCCTTCAATCAAAGAAGAAATCTTTACCGGCTTAACCTTCTCTTGCCTTTTTTGTATTTCTTTTTCTCTGGCTTTTTCTTTAACTACTCTTTCTTTTTCTTGAGGATCAATTGTTTTTTTAGGGTCTTTTTCTGCCTTTGGTTCTTTTGGTGGCTTTGCTTCTTTGACTGGTTTTGGCTTTAATGCTTCTTCTAAACGCAAAGCAATTATCTTTGCTTGATCCCTTAACTTCTGACTTCTAAGGTCAGCATCTTCTTGCTTTTGTTTCTTTGTCTTTTCTTTTTCCGCTGCTTCTATTGGATCTGCAACTTTTGGTTGACTAGGTGCTTTTGGTGTTTTTTGTTTAGGTTCTTTTTTTTGTGCAGCACCAGGTGCTTTGATCTCAGGAGCTTTGATCTCAGGAGCTTTGATCTCAGGGTTAGCACTATACATCCTAATTGAAGAACCACCAATGGAGTCCTCAAGTATTTTGTTTTGCCTTATAAGTCGTTCTAAAGAATCTTTAAGTTCTGGAGAAGACAAAGTTCCTTCTCCAGAACCAATGTCTTTTTCAATCCTTCCACCACTAGCCTCTGGATTTTTTCTTATATATCCCAAAACCTTTTCGTCTAAAGCAGCATTGGGGTCTACCTTTGGAGTCTTAGCCTTCTTCTCCGGTGCTACTTCAGTCTTTGTTTCTTTTTCTTTTACAACTTCTTTGGTTGATGTTTCCTTGACCTTAGTTGGTTGTTTTGCTGGCTTTTCTGGCTTTGCTACCACTTGTACTTTAATTGACTTAATTGCGTTTACAAGGGTTGTTTGAAGCCTTTTGATTGCTGTAGTCAAACCATTAAAGCTTTTGGTGAAATCCCTCGAACCCGCCTTAACGCTCTGGGCGATATTTTCTACTGCACCAACCAGATCATTTGTCATCTCGTCATCTGATTTTAATGGAATATCTGCCATTATATTATTCCTGGTGGTACGCTTCCAAATTGCTTTATCCAAGAAGACTTCATCTTGGCTTCATTAACCCCTAGAGATGCTCCCATTTTCATAAAATTAAAGTATTTTTGCAACAGTATATCTTCAACAGGAACGATTTTCTTTCTAGTATCCCATTCATGCTTTTCGTCAGGAATGGAAACAGGAACACCCTTGTCATCTCTCCTTCGATAATACAACTCAACTATCTGCCTATCGGTTAACTGCTCAATCTCCCAAGGCCGAAGGAGATAAGGTTTATCCATCAAATTTACATAGTAGGTTTTTAAATTAGGTGGAGGGATTGGTTCTTTTGGGTTAAAAGATCCGTTACCTACACCTTCTTGCCGTTTGGGAATGATTTATCCCTAACGATTTCCATGACTGCTTCAAACCTTTCATTCTCAGCAAGCATGACATCTTGAACTTCATTCTCAGGTGCTGAAAACAATATAGATGCAAATGCCAATGCTCCAGATGGAGTTGATAATGCTGCTATAGAATTTTCACTACCAAATGAATAAATTCCGCTCGCAATATCTCTAGTTACAGAAGAAATTGCTTCACGGAACTCAACAGGTTCAAGTCTATCTTTCATTGAAAAAACAGAATCGAGAGCTTTCTTCTCCATTCGCTTTTCAAATTCAGCTTTAACTTTTTGAGTAATTAATCCAGCGGTATATTTTTTTCCATTATATTCAATGGTCAAAGAACCTTCACCGCTGGAGTTCAACAAATTTCCAACTGTATCTGCCATGTTTGCTTCCTTTTAAAAAAAACTAATCGAGATTACCAATTTCAAAATCAAAGTTACCGTAAGTTGCAAATGTCAACGATGCTTTTTGAACATCTTTAACATCTGAGGTATAATTGATGGCGGTCAATATACAATTAGTAATTGTTATAGATTGACCGGGAGAACCATCACCATCATAGATTGTTATTGAACCAACAGCACCCTGAGTTAATCCGTATCCGCTATAAACTTGAATTACATCCAAGGTTATTTCTGCTGAATAAAGACCAATAACATGAGCATCAAATCCTTCATTAATAAATGAAGTAGTATCAATTACTTCTGCTTTTGAATTAACAGATACATTAGTTGCCGGAATCCCAGTAAGACCACCAACATTTATTGTAGCTCGTCTTCCTGATAAAATAGCCATTTTTATTTCTCCTATATTTTTTAAATTGCAAAATCGCCAAAATTAACACCGGGAGCGGAAGAAGGAACTAATGTAACTTTAAACTTTTGAACATCTTTTACAGCTACATCATAAGTTACATTTGTTACTGTGCAGTTATTGAATACAAATTCTGGTGGAGTTGCATCATATGCAAGATATTCATTTGTATTTAATGTTGCTTGATTAACAGTTGGAGGTATTGATGTAAATGGAGTTCTACTACCATCTGGAATAAAAATAACATCCATTTTCATTCCAGCAAAAATAACTGGCATTTGAGTTTTATCGTAAACTGCATCCACTGTTATTTCTGCACTTTGAATACCAGCAACAAGTTCTACAAATCCTAATGAATTGTAATTGCTTGCATCTGGGGTATCAATTTTTGTTGCAATAGAAACTGATGTACAAGGGATTGCAATTGGAACTGCTGTGTCCGTTCTTTCAAGAATAAGTCTTGCTGTTTTTCCTGTAATAAAAACATTGTCTACTGCTGCCATGTTCGACTCCTTAAATTAAACTAAACCTTGTTCCATGAAACCATATGATACACGAAAACCTGTCACATTGTAAACTGTATTCGGGTTACTATTGACCGAAAAAGGCTGGATTCCCTTGATCATTACTCTTGAAGGGCTAAGGGTACTTCCAAACTGGCTTATCTGAAATATTTCTTTTCTTATTTTGTATCTGTCATCAAGATCGGTATAAGTCAAATCTCTAGCGTATTCTTGAATATAATAAACCCTGACAGAATATATGTATTCAGATATCCCACCAAAAGTTTCTATTCCTAATTCTTCGCCTTCTTCTGATGGTGCTATTACTACGCATGGAAACGCATCAGATTCCCTTATTACAGCACCTTTTCTCTTATATACTGTATAACTTAGAGCGACAAGATTATCTGAAAGTGTGTCCATGATCGTAGTATAACGATCATTTACATTAGCAGTCATAATAAGTCTAGGTTTACTAAAAACTCTTTTATTCATATTTAGCTCTGTTGGGTGCAATCAAGTCCGTAATACTCTCTGTTTCCAGAGTTGTCTGTACTGTTGACATAATACTTCACCGAACTAGAATCAGTTATTTCGCAGTCCACCATTGGTTTAAATCCGTCAAGGTTTGCTTTCCAAACTAAAAACCTTGTGATGTTTTCAATCTTTGCTACACCACTTTGATCAGTATAAGCAAGGGTCATTGCCCTTCTAAATCCATAACTGGTCGTAACAGTAGTATTATCTATGTTTTTTAAAATAAGTGTTTCTGGATTATCAAACACATGAAATTCTTGAGATAAGTTTAGCGTAGGCATACACACCTCTTACATGAATTGAGTTTTATATGTTTGAGGATTAACATAAGTAAGCAGTTTGTTTACTTGCGTAATGTGCTGCAAAGTCTGCTGCCTCCACTCTGTCCTAGAAACAGCAACACCTTCCCATGAATAAGAAGGTTGCGGGCTTGCAGAATCAGCCACTAATGCGTTTATATAGTTGTCTCGGATAGTCAGGAGGTTTTCGGCTGGAGTTGGCATGATCACCTCTTAAAAAGAAAGTTAGGGGCCAAGAATTGACCCCCAACTTTAGGGTGGGAAGGACTAAGCGGGAAGACCTTGAACCACATAGCGTGGATCAGTAACACCAGCGGAACCCCACCAAGAAGCTTTAATCGCAACAGCGATATCTTGGTTGAACTCGGCCCAATTATTGGCTGGTGCTTGAACAACTTCCATAGGCTTGGCTTCTCTCCAAACAAATGCTTTCTTGAAGTTACCCAAGTAAACATATTTGTCTGCGGTGGAAGCAGCAATACCGCTGGTTACCAACAGGTTTCTCGCATGAGCGGATGTGAGAAGACCATAGTTAGTATCCAATGGGTTAGGACTTTCCAACTGCTCGACTTCGCCAGAAGTGGCATAAGGCCCATTCTTGCTAGTGGTCTGAGGATTCAAAATCCTGCTTGCAGTATATTTCTGGAAAGGCATAACTAGCATTTGCATACCAGGGCCAAAAATGTCGATTGGCTTGCCAGTATTAGGGTCTTTCATCTGGTAGAACAATTGTTCTAGCGTATTAATGCTAGCAAAATTGCTCAACGCATAAGAAGCAACCTTATTGATGAAACCAAAAGTCATCCCCGCTTGTGCGGTGGTTGAATAGGTATTTAAGGTTGATTCTGAGCCAGTAGCAGTACCATAAACATAGCTACCTGTGAGGCCGAGTACTGTGTTGAGAATTCTCTCTTCACGCACCAGACCGCAATAAGTACCTACGGATTCGGCAGATGCCAAAGCTTGCGAGGTCTTATCCGAATAAATCATTTCTGCGGTAATTGCACAAATTCTACCCACCTTTTCGATGGCTGGAAGTCGTACATAATTACCAGAGAACTGGGTTTGTGGATAAGGCATACCAGGTTGAACAACCTCTGGCGAAGGACTGATGTCGCTCAACCAAGGGATGATCTCGCTAGCAAGGTTTTGACCAGCAGGGATGGTCGATACAAGTTGGTCACCAATAAATGATGCCAATTTGTATTTTTCTTGAACAGTAGTGATAAGGATCTGACCAGTAATGGCAGCAAAGTTAGAAGCATCGACTGCTTCAGTTGCTTCCATAAAGGTTCGCTCAGGCCCATTGAAACGATTAAGCTGTTCAGCCCAATCATCGCCAATGATACCTTCTGCAAGTCCTCTAAGTGAAATGCGGTTTACCGCAATATCACCTTTGCTGATAGATTCCGAAAAGAACGCTTTGGTTTTTGCCAAACCATTTTGGTGGCCAAATTCCTTCAGCTTTTTACCTAAACTCTTCATGCTATTCTCCTAAAAAAGTTGTGGATTATTTAGCCACAGGGTTTTGACCGGACAACAATTGGAATTTTACGATGCCAGTACCAGCAAGTGCTTCAACAACTCGACCTACAGCTAAAGCAGCGGAAGCAACTTTAACCAAAGATTGGGGCTGAAGAACGCTAGATACTGCTGTTGGGCCTACAAAATCCCCAACGAGAAGGGCAGAACCAGTATAATCGCCTTGGAAGATACCAGAGCAATCTACACGGATCTGATTGGCTACAGAATTGCCGTATACAAGTGCTGTATTCGCAATCTTAGCTTGACCAGAAACACCTAACAAAGCACTCGCAAACGCAGTTTGAGTTGTTGCTAAGTTAGTATCCCAAGTGAAATCAAGAGCGGAAATAGCACTACCCGAAGATAAGGCTACTAGATCGCCAACTGCAATCGCTTTAGCGGTGGCAACAGGGGCCACCACAGGATTAGTCGTATTGAAACTGTAAGTAATCGCCATGTCATAGACTCCTTAATGATGGCTATTTGCCAAGGACATTTTCACGGAACTGTTGATAGTTCGACTCGCCTTGGATTGCAGTCGAACTAACTGGCTTAACACTAGCTCTAACAAGAGCAACCTTTTTCCTGTCTTCAATCGCTTCTGCCCACATCGTTTCACCGATAGCGGAAAGTTGCTTTACAAACACAGGGGTTGGCTCCAATTTATTCTCCTTAAGCAGGGAGAATATTTTTTCTTCATTGAGTTTTTCGGCCTTCCACTTGCGAAGGTCTTGAAGTTCTTTTAAAGATTCTTCAAGCTCATCTTCGGTTGGATCTTCTTCAGTATCACCAGTTTTTGCTTGTGCTGGTGTACCAGAAGTTTTGCTCATTCCTGTTACATCTGTGGTTTCAGCAGCAACATCACCACCACCGAGGCCAGTTGCAGCAGCAATAAGGTCAAGAATCATCTTGCCTTTTTCCGAACCTTCACCTGGCCCAACGCAAATTTCCATGATTTTAGCGAGCATATCAGAAGTTGGTTTTTCTTCAGTCGGTGCAGCAGCAGGTGCTTCTGTGGGTGCAGCATCTGGAACCTCTTCCTTATACATTTCCTTGACAGGATTTTCTTCGGTCATCATTTTGTCATTTTTCATTGCAGTCTCCTTGGATTCAAAAATGGTGGTGGTAGTTGCAGGGTTAGCAACTAGATCCACCGATCTTACTCTGTCGATTCGGACAACTCTTTCTGTACCATCTTGATCTGGAATTGATTTTCCACTAACAAGATGGCTAAAGCCTACATCACCGAGGCCATTATTTTCTGCAAACCACAAAAACGAATCAATCCCATCAGCATGGGGGTTGTATCTGAAGTCCGCATATAAACCTTCTGAGGTAAAGCGGACATTTTGAAGCCATCCTAGCCGATCAGAAAACAAAGGTGCTTCGGTTTTGTGGTCTTTATTTACT